CAGGAACTACAGCTAGTTCTTTGTTAAGTTTAGTGTAAGACATATGCTCTCTGTCGTATCTAGTCTCATATTCTTTACATAAAGCAAAAAAATGATAATACAACCAACGATAGTTTTGTTTAGATTCTCTACTCCATATAGTGCACGGATGATTTTTATAAGCAGTTTTATAAATACCTTTTTCGTCACAATACTTTTCGCCACTATAAACACGATGAGCTGTACTTAACATCTGAGCAGACTCTAGTGGCATTTTAACAACGAGTTTATCTGGTAAACACATGGCAGCATGTGCTGGATCTTTATCTACGTAAAATATATTCATAATCTCTCCTTTCTTATAGTTATCGCAAATCATAACGTATGTGTACACAATAGTAAAGGACTAGGTAATAGGTGTCTAATATGAGAAAGTAATACGACTCCTCACCTTTTGCAATACTGTCTTGACCTGCTATCATATTAGCATATTAGCTTTTTGAAAATTTTTAACGTATCATCATCAAGAAAATAACTTTTCATGAAGTAATAATATTTCCGCTTTACTTTTTAGAAAAGATTAGATATGATCGAATATAGATAGAAACTAGAGGAAGAATTAAGAATGTCAAAAGTCTACGCAATACAAGAAACTCCAGGCAAGAATCTACTTGCTGCTACTAATTACGGTGAACTCGAGTTTCTTCTACCACCAAAAACTAATTTAATGTTCTCGACTGAAGAAGCAGTCACTAAAATACGTTCAGCATTAGAGTTTTTTGGACCAGAAGACTATCTTTTATTAGTCGGAGATCCAGTTTCGATAGGTATAGCAACACATTATGCTGCTATGAATACTAATAAAGTTAATATGCTCAAATGGGACAACAGAGAATATAAATATTTTCCAGTTGAAGTAGATTTTAAATAGAGGGAGATTATGTCAGATTTAAAAAATGTATGGGAAGAAGATGCCACACCTAACATGGATAACACACCACAAAACGACAGTTTAAAAGAAGTATCTTATTGGGCACAAGAGCAAATACGATTACAAGACGTTGTTACACAAGCAGAAGAAGTCTTGGCTGATGCTAAAAAAATGTTAAAGGATATAGTAGAACAAAAATTACCAGATGCTATGCGTGAGTGTAATCTATCAGAGATTAAATTAGCAGATGGTTCAAAAGTTTCTGTACAGCAGTTTTATTCTGCACGTATAGGAAAGGAAAGAGAAGCAGAAGCATTTGCATGGCTAAAGCAAAATGGACATGAGGACATTATTAAAAATGTAATCTCTGTTCAATTTGGTAGAGGTGAAGATGAGTCTGCTGTTTCTGTGTCTGAGAGTTTAGTTGCTCAAGGGTACGCTCCTACGAACAAACGTTGGGTAGAGCCTATGACTCTTAAAGCGTTTGCTCGTGAACAGGTAGAAAACGGTACAGACCTCCCGTTTGATGTCTTTAATGTATATGTAGGTCAAAAAACTAAAATAACTAAAGGATAAATAAAATGAATGATGAAGTTAAAAAACCAATAACAAAAAAACAAAAAACTGAACTATCGTTAGATGTTAACGATATGATGGCAGACGCTAATTCTGGTCTGGAGAATGTATCTTCAGAAGATTTAGCTATTCCGTTTTTACGAATTATACAGGCTATGAGCCCACAAGTTAATGCTCGTGATGGTAAACACATAGCTGGTTGTGAACAAGGGGATATATTTAATACTGTTGATAATACATTGTACAAAGGTGCAGAGGGTGTTACAGTAGTGCCAGTGGCTTATAAACGTAATTTTTTAGAGTGGTTGCCTGATAGAAAAGGTCTAGCAGGTGTCCATGACAATTCTGAAATATTAAGTAAAGTTGTAAGAAGTGACAAAGGTCAAGATTATTTAGAAAATGGTAATCTAATAGCAACTACAGCCAATCATTATGTACTTATATTAGATGACGCAGGTGGGTTTAGCCAAGCGATTATTGCTTTTGGTGGTAGCCAACTTAAGAAGTCTAAAAAATGGAATTCTATAATGTCTGGTCTTAAAATAAGAACAAAAGATGGTAATGTGTTTACACCACCTACGTTTTCTCACAAATATAAATTGACTTCAGTGATAGAACAAAATGATCAGGGATCATGGTATGGTTGGGATGTAGCTATGGACGAACAGTTAGGAAGTGAAGATAGTTTTATCTATTCTGCTGCTAAACAGTTTAGTCAGAATGTTAATTCTGGTTCCATAAAGACAGCTAACGAAGACACTCCGTTTTAATTATGGTCTTAAGAGTTTGCTCGATACTCTTCAATAACATCGAGCATGATATAAGATATAATTATGATAAAAATAGCAGAGAGTTTATCTCAGCTGTTTAAAGGATCGCAAAGAGCACATGGTAATTTTGAAGTTATTAAAAACAGAGGCGATGGTAAGAAACAGGGTAAAGCCATTACTGTTAAAACCTCTGGACCATCTGTGGAGCTGTGGGAAAAACACTTACAGGGAGAATATGGGTTAGGTGTTATTCCCATTGACGATGACAATATGTGTCATTGGGGTTGTATAGATGTAGATGTGTATCCTTTAGATTTAGCTGAGCTAGTAGAAAAAATAGAGGATCAAAAATTACCATTAGTGGTTTGCAGAAGTAAAAGTGGTGGAGCACATATATTACTTTTTGTCTCAGAGCCTGTTGAAGCTGGGGATATGCAAGACAAGTTAAGGGAAATATCTGCAGGATTAGGTTATGGTGGGTTAGAAATATTTCCTAAACAAAGACAAGTATTAGCAGATAGAGGAGACATTGGTTCATGGTTAAACATGCCATATTTTGGTGGCGACGACTCAACTAGATATGGACTATCAGAGAAAGCAGAAGCATTGACCATGGAAGATTTTTTAGCACATGCCATAACTAGACAATTAACAACGGCAGATGAGTTGTTTAACATAGAAATAGCAACCGTAAAAGAAGACCTACAACATGGACCACCTTGTTTAAAGATACTACTAAAACAAGGATTTCCTGAGGGAACTAGAAACAATGGGTTGTTTAATGTGGCTGTGTATTTACAGAAAGCGTATCCAGAAAGTTGGCGAGAACAACTAGAAGAATATAACCGTAAATATTTTCAACCACCACTACCAGCTAAAGAAGTTATGAACCTTATCTCACAACATGAGAAAAAAGATTACAATTATAAATGTAGTGATGAACCTATAAAGTCTTATTGTAATCCCACTAAATGTAAAACATGTAAATTTGGCGTAGGTGCAGGACACGATGCACCTGTATTCTCTAGTTTAGCTAAACTAAATACACAACCACCGTTATGGTTTATGTCCGTAAACGATAAACGTTTAGAACTCAGTACAGAACAACTACAAAACCAAATACGTTTTCAACGTGTGTGTATGGAAACTTTAAACGTTATGCCACCTAAAATGAAAGAGGTTGCATGGCAAGGGTTAGTGCAACAATTATTAGAAAATGGTTTAGAAATAATAGAAGTAAGTGAGGACGCATCCGTACAAGGACAATTTAATGAGTTATTAGAATCTTTTTGTACAGACATAGCACAAGCGTCCACTAGAGAAGAAATGCTATTAGGTAAACCTTGGACTAATGACGGTGTGACACATTTTAGACTCCGTGATTTAATGGAGTATTTACAAAGACACAGGTTTATGGACATGAAAACTAACCAGATTGCTGCCAAATTAAAAGACATGGGTGCTGAGCATGTGTTCTTTAACATAAAAGGCAGAGGTGTAAACGCTTGGGGAATACCAGCTTATGCTAATGAGGATGCAGACATAGAGATTCCTGATATGAAACAGGATCCATTCTAACTATACTATGAGAACAATAAAGACTATGATATCTTTATATGGATTCTTACGAATTAAACATGAAACGTGCTATGGATTTAGCAGAAGAAATAAGTACATTAGTTTTTACAGATTTAAGAAAAGACAGTTTAGACGATGGTGCTTTACTTTTAGCAACAATCTGGGCTGCACTTGCAATCGGATTAAAATTAAATTTACATCCAGAAATTATAAAGTTAGTAATTCATTATGCGACAGACTCAGTTCTAGAAGACATGCCTTTAGAACACGAGACAATACACTAAAAAACTACTTTACTTTTTACAGTAGAGGAGATATGATTGTCTTTTAACTAAGAAAGGAGAAAAAAATGCAAGAATTAAAACAACATCATCACGTCACTGTCTTTACTATAACCATAGAAGACCAAGAAACTGGAACACACCATCATATTTGGAATAAATATGTTATAGGTGAGTTTTCATCAGAAGCTACAAAATATTTAGATAAACACATGGAAAAGGCATTACTGCAACTACAAAAACTTGGTTCAAAAGTTTTAAGAAAAGGAGTTAGTTGTTGTTTACCTGCTAGATGTTATGATAAATCTATAATCGACAACTTAAAAAACTCTGAAGAAGGATACTTTTTCGAGACACATTTAGTTGCTATACCTGCGGAGGTTTTATGAAAACAACTATACGAGAAAATATGCAGCAGTACATACTGCTTCTTGAATCTAATTTAACACCAGCTCCATTACGGAAGCAACTACATGACACACTTTTAAACATGGCTGATATAGTGGATTTGGTTATGAACGATCCAGCTTTTAACAAGCCTAACGAAGTAAAACAAGAAGATACACCTAAAAAGAAAAGTAAGAAAAAGTGACGTGGAACATCTTACTTGGACCACCAGGAACTGGAAAGACTACCAGTCTCCTAAATCTTACAGAAGATTACTTGGAGAACGGTGTGGAGCCTCACAAAATAGGTTATTTAGCGTTTACTAAAAAAGCTGCAAACGAGGCATTAGAAAGAGCAAGTTTTAGGTTTAATTTAGACAGAAAACAGTTGGTTTATTTTAGAACTATACACTCACTTTGTTATAATTGGTTAGGGTTAAAAACATCAGACATAATGGCTAGAACACACTATAAAGAGTTTAGTAAAATTATGGGAGAACCATTAAATGGTCAACTTAAAACTGAAGAGGGTACAGTTTTTGGTCTATCAAAGGGTGACCAAATGCTTTTTATAGAAAACATAGCCAGAAATAAACAAATATCTGTAAAAGAACAGTGGAAAATCTCAGGAGTAGATATACCATGGAATCATGTACATTGGTTTTGTACAAGTTTAGAAAAATATAAGGAAGAAAGATTTTTAAAAGATTACACAGACATGCTACATCTTTTTGTTCGCGATAAAACTAAACCAAGTTTGGATGTGTTAATCGTTGATGAAGCACAGGATCTTTCTAAATTACAGTGGGAATGTATTAAGAAATTAGCACAAGGAGTTAACCATGTACATGTTGCTGGGGACGATGACCAAGCTATCTATCAATGGGCAGGAGCAGATGTTCAGTCGTTCATAGATCTCAAAGGTGATGTATCTGTGTTAGAAAACTCTTACAGAATACCAAGAAAAGTTCACGAAGTCGCACAAGGCATTTTAAATAGAATACCGAAAGAAAATAGACGAGAGAAGTCTTGGAATCCCAGGTCAGTTGAAGGAGAAATATTTATTCACGTTTCCCATGAACACATAGACTTTTCTGATGGAGATTGGTTAGTTCTTGCACGCAACGGCTATATATTAAATCGTGTTGAAAAATTTTTGCAACAAATTGGTTTCATTTACGCTAAAAATAATAACCTATCTGTAAAGCAGGAATTATTGGATGCTATAGGAAACTGGGAGTTGCTTCGTAAAGAACGTAAAGTTTCTGTGAGTAAAGTGCGAGATATTTATTATTTTATGTCAGTAGGAAAAGGTGTAGCGAGAGGAAAGAAAAAACTTCCTGGACTTTCAGAAGAAGAGTTAGTCGACATAGAGGAACTAAAAGAAAAACATGGACTCCTGACTGATGAGATATGGCATAAGGCTTTTGATAGAGTTGGAGCACAACAAAGAGAATATCTTATAGCTTGTTTACGTAGAGGAGAAAAAGCTACAAAACCTAGAATACGTTTATCTACTATACACGCAGCAAAAGGTGGAGAGGCAGACAATGTAGTAGTGTTTACAGATATATCTGTTAAAACTGCTAACGAACTATATGCACGACCAGACGGAGAAAATCGTGCGTTTTATGTGGCTGTGACTAGAACTAGAAAAAACCTACATATAGTTCAGCCATCTACTTCTAAATTTTTTAAACCAATCCTATGAACTCCTTTACAATGTATAGGAGTTATAGTACACTTATGGTCATGAGTGAAAAAGTAAACTATTTAAAATGTTCTTTGCCTAAATGTGATAATCCACTTACAGGTAAACAAAGAAAATTTTGTAGCAGGAAATGTCAAATTAAAAGCACTTGTTCAGAAAGAAGAGGTATTTATAAAGACCTTGACGGATGGGCAGGTGGACCGAGAGGTTTAACTACAGTTGAAAGTTCTATTAAAAAAGATGAAAGCTATGTTATAGGTGACGGTAGATTCTCAGTTGACGATTATCCCGTTGACCCAGATATATTTGCCATAGCTGAAGCTAACCATGAACAATATATTCTTGATAGAAATGAGTATGAAGCTAGAGTAGTTATTGACGGCTTAACAATCTTTCAAGAAGAATATAATAAACACCATGACGTAAGTTATCAAACAGAACAAGCTAAAAAACGTGAAGCTAATTTAACCGAAGACGAAAAGAAAGCTCGGACTATTAAACAAAAACGCTATTACGCAGATAATAAAGAAAAGTTAAATAAACATACTCGAAAAAGCTATAAAGCTCATGCTAAAAAACGTAGAGCACATGCTAGAAAATATTATAAAGAAAATATCAGAAAACCAGAACTGTTTAAGCTAGAACAGTGGTTAAGGAAAAAATATGTACATTGATTTTTTTAATTTTATAAACGAAAGACATTTAATACATTTACGTAGATTGCGTGGTGAGGAGTTTCCTTGGACAAAAGATCCTATTTTACAAAAATATAAATTTACTAATGTGTTTAGGGAGAACGATAAGACAACAGTATGGTTTAAAGAAAATATACGTGAACCTTTAAAAGATGAACAGGATGTTATATTAGCTACTATAATTTTTAGATGGTTTAATCTTATCGCTACAGGAGAAGTTTTAAAGAAACATGATTTACATAGGTATTGGGACAGTGAACTATGCTATGAAGTTATGAAAGATCAACCACAATGGATTACTGGAGCATACATAATAAAAACACCTAACGGAATGGATAAACTAGCAGGAGTATGTTGGTGTATCGATCAAATTATGAAAAACCATAATAAATTTTTAGATGATATACATGAAGCTAAAGACTCTTTACGTAAATTGTGGGAAGTTTTATTACCTTATCCATACATGGGTCCATTTATGGCTTACGAAGTTATTACAGATTGGCGACACACATGGGTAGGAGAAAATGCCGATGATATTATGGAATGGGCGAATCCTGGACCAGGAGCAAAACGTGGTTTAAATAGAGTTTATAACAGACCAGTAGACAAACATGTAAAAAGTGGTCAGAATATAGTCGAGATGCGAGAACTTTTAAAAGCAAGTCCAGATTTTTTACATGGACAAGTCCCAGATTTAGAGATGCGAGACATCGAACACTCTTTATGTGAGTTCGATAAATATGAACGTGTTAGACTAGGTCAAGGCAAACCAAGATCATTATATAAAAGGAGTGTGGAATAATGGATATAAGTTTTTTAGCAGTGTTGGGTGTATTACTATTAATGGTTTACGCATATTTTATGGAGAGAAAATAATGGACGAACTTAACGCAAAAATAGAAAAAGACGAAAAGTCTGGTTTATGGTATAGACCAGAGTTGGGAGAGCTTTTCGTAATAAATGAGCAATCCCAGTATGCTAAATTAGATTTTAAAGATAAAATTGTTATGGATGTAGGTGCACACATAGGTTGTTTTACAGATTTAGCGTTAAAGAATGGTGCTGAACATGTGTATGCCTATGAGCCCACACCAGAAAGTTTCGCACTTATGGTTATGAACGTAAATAACGAAAAAACTAGTTTGTATAATTCTGCTTTAACAGGACACGATGACATAGAAACTGATTTTTATTTGTCTAAAACGTATCCTACGTGCCATACACATATTCCTGTAAAAAACAGAGAGGTAATGACAGTACAGGCAGAAAACTTTTGGAAAAAACTAGATATACACAGACCACAAGTGTTAAAGGTAGACATAGAGGGTGGTGAATATAATTTTATGTTTCAAAAAGAAATACCAGATTACGTTGAACAGGTTGCTATAGAACTGCATTTAGGTAAAAAAGGATATAGAGAACTTGGTATGGCGTTAGCTAGAAGATTTAATGACTGGCATTACCACACTAAATTTAGATTTAGTTGGCATATAACAACATTAATACTACACAGAACAAAACCTGGATTGGGTTTAGTCAAAGATAAAATGAAGGAGTTAGAGTTATGAGTAATTTATTTACACCGTTTGAAAAAATGCGAGGCATCGCACAAACAGATGTCACCGAACTAGAAGAGGCAAGCAAATCTTACGGAGACTCTTGGAGAAGAAGAGGTGGAGTTGGTGCTTTTATGATGTTAGCACGTAAGTGGGACAGAATAGAAAACCAAGTTCTAGGATATAACTATGATGTGTTTGAAGCATATTTTGATGACGATAGAAAAGAGGGTATTTTAGATGACATACAAGATTTACGTCGTTATTTACTGTTAGTCGAAGAACATGTGACGTCAGCTAAAGAGGAGAATGTAGAATGAAGATATTAATTACTATGTATGGTATTAATAGTCCAGGTGGGATTATTAACCATAATGAACAGCTTATAGCTGGTTTAAAAGAACAAGGACACGATGTAAATTTTGTTGAACTTATCTGGAGAGAAAGTGTTAAAGGTAAAACTACTAAAAACACAGATGAGTACGAGACTGGTGCATCTGATATACCAGTGCATCAAGGTAAAGGATGGTTATTTCCTGCTGCTAATAGATTTGCTTATAAAGGTGACTGGAATCTAAAAAGGTGGAGGAAGTTTGTAGATGATTATGAAATGATAATATGGCAGATACCTGTTCCTACAAAACAAAGAGATAATGAGGGTAATACAGATTGGTTAGCATTATACGATCTACCTCCAGACATAAGGCAAGTTGCTATTATCCACGACGGAAATATGGAAAAGAGTTATCCATGGATACATCAAATATCTAGACATTTGCATGGACTAGCTTGTGTACATCCATGTGCTTTTCATGGTGCTAGTGTGCTAGATGTACCAAGAGCATTAATATTTAATCCACAAAATTTAGCTTCGTTAACTAGAAATAATGATTGGAAAAACAGAAAAAATGGTTTTATTTCTATGCAAACCTTTAAAGGCTGGAAACATGTGGATGATTTAGTTAGAGCTATACCACATGTGTCAAAAGATACACGTAAACTTATGGCTGGTGGTGGCATAGAGCATAACTACATGACTTCTGTAGATAAATGTAAACCACAATATTTTGTTTCAGAAGAAAAAGATCCAGACATAGATCCCATTCATTATGGCAGAAAAATATGGGATGTTGCGTTAGAGCATGGTATGGAGTGGTTAGGCTATTTAAGGCAAGAACGAATACGTTTTTTATTAAGACAATCTAAAGTGGTGATAGATCCTTCTTGGTCTGTGGCTTACGCAAAAGTTGGTGACCATTTTAATCGTGTAGTCGTGGACGGAATAATAGAGGGAGCAATACCTATAGCCAGAAATTTAGGGATATCTACTAATGAAGAGGGTATAGGAGAAGTATTTAAACCATATGAAAACTATATGATGGTTCCTCATGATGCTACTCCTTTAGAGTTTGCTGAAAAGATAGAAGAAACGTGTAATCTGCCTGATTATTTATCTAATGAAATACATCAAGCCAATTACACACTTTTAGCTAATTTTGAAAGAGAAAGAGTTGCTCAACAATACGTTTCATTAGCATTTAATATGCCGACAGGATTTTACGGAGATCTAAAAGTAGGTGAAGTTTCAGATAAAGTTAAAAATAAAACAGAAGAAGTCATGTCAGACTTTTTTAAATTGTCAAAAGAAGTATAGGAGAGAATAATGGCGAAAATAATAAATTGTGATAATGTGCATGAAGCATTTATATTGGGTATAGATTTATTCAGATGGGATGGAGATATATGTAAACAAGAAAGTAGAGCAGGTACAACGTTAGAGTATGATGGTCCAGTAATAACCACCTATAGAAATCCATGTCAACGTGTGCTTTTTTGGGAACCTCGCGATGCTAATCCTTTCTTTCACTTTATGGAGGGTTTATGGATGTTAGCTGGTAGAGATGACGTACATTTTTTAACCAAATATAACAAACGCATGGCTGAATATAGTGATAACGGAGTGACTCTAAACGGAGCATATGGGTATAGATGGAGAACATTTTTTCAAAAAGACCAGCTAGACATTATAGCAAACCGATTACAAAACGATCCTACAGACAGAAGATGTGTGTTAGCAATGTGGGATTGTGTAAAAGATTTAGATCGTGACACTAAAGACACACCATGCAATACACATATATATTTTAAAGTTAGAAATAACAAACTTAATATGACTGTATGCTGTAGATCTAACGATATGATTTGGGGAGCATATGGTGCTAATGCAGTTCATATGTCTATGCTGCAGGAATACATGGCAGCAAAAATAGGTGTAGAAGTAGGTGTGTACAACCAGATAAGTGACAGTTTCCATGTCTATGAGGATGTGTATAACGAAATGGAAAAAAGACTTCCCGAAGTAGACTACTATGCTATGAAGTATCCTATGACTGGAAGTCCGTATGATAATATATCTACTTATCCTATGTTGACACTAGATGACGACTCGGTAAGATCGTTTGAAGAAGATTTAAATAGTTTTCATAAAACTCCTTCAAAAGAATGGAGGTTTGAGCATCCTTTCTTTATACATGTAGTTCAACCTATGCATAAAGCATGGTTTATGCATAAGGATAAAAACACACAGGGAGCAATCTCTATCTTAAAAGAGTTTTGTAAAGCAGAGGATTGGAGTTTAGCTTGTATAGAATGGCTACAACGAAGATTAAAACCTAGTTTGGTAGAAACTCCGACAGAAGATGGTGGTCCAATTAAATCAGGAGATAAGGTTGACAACATGGTCGTATAGTAGATTATCTGTGTTTGAGCAATGTCCTAAAAGATATTATTACTCTAGCATAGAAAAAATACCAACTCCTCAACATCCTGCTGCTACCAGAGGAACTAATATACATATAGAGGCAGAGAATTATATAAAAGGTGAGGGTGAACTTACTAAAGGGTTGCAAATGTTTGAGTTAGGTTTTGAAGATTTAAGACAAGGGTACATCGATGGACATGTGTTTGTAGAAGAGGATTGGGCATTTGATTTAGATTGGCAACCTAGTGGATGGAGAGAAGATAAGACTTGGTGCAGGTATAAAATAGACGCATACGTTAAAAAACCTGATCGCACAGTAGTCATAGATTTCAAAACAGGTAGATATATGGGCAACGAAGAGTCCCACGAACAGCAATGTGCCTTATATGCATCTGCAACATACAATCGTGATCCTTCGGTAGAAAATATACAAGCAGAACTATGGTATCTAGATCATGGTAAAATATCTAGACACTCATACACAGTAGAAGAAATAAAAGAACGACAGGGAATGTTTCATGAACGAGCATTAAAACTAACAGAGGCAAAAGAATATCCAGCAAACGCTAGTGTAAAAAACTGTCGCTGGTGTCATTTCGGTAAAATAGGAATATGTGATGAATATAGATCAATCTAAAAAAGTAAAAAATTTATTAGACATTTTAAGTGGTGGTGAGGTTAAGCGTTATCACACTATGAAAACTATTGGTGAACAAACAGTAGCTAATCATTCTTGGGGTGTGGCAGTTATTTTAAATTGGCTAAAGCCAGACATTAGTAAATCAGCACTACTAAAAGCGTTAAGTCACGATGTAGCTGAGAAAAGAACTGGAGATATGCCAGCTCCGACTAAATGGAATAATGAAGATTTAGCTTATGAATTACGTAAAGTTGAAAAAGACATAGAAGAAGAATTAGGTGTAGATTACGAGTTAGACGCAGAAGAACATGAATATTTTAAACAATCTGATTTGTTTGAACTTTTACTCTATTGTGTAAATCAAAGAAGTTTAGGAAACACAAACGTTAATGTGGTTTTTAGTAATGGTGTAGAGAAGTTAGTTGATATGAACTTAAATAAAAAAGGTAAAGCATTGTTGGGTTATTTAGTTAAATCTTATGGAGCTACAGAATGAGATCTATGCCTTTATTTCCTCCTAAATCTGACTGGGTAGCTCCTGACACATTGCCTGATTTATCTTCAGCCAAACGCATAGCTGTAGATTTAGAAACTAAAGATCCTAATCTAACAACTTCTGGTCCAGGATGGGCAACAGGAGATGGGTATGTCACTGGTTTTGCAATAGCTACAGATACATGGTCTGGATATTTACCTATAAGACACGAGGGTGGTGGTAATTTAGATGAGGGTTTAGTAAAACGCTGGGTAAACAAAACATTATCTAGCAATTGTGATAAAATATTTCACAATGCTTTGTATGATGTAGGTTGGTTAAAACGAGAAGAAATACAAATTAATGGTAAAATACATGACACTGTAATTGCTGCACCATTAGTGGATGAAAACAAACGAAGATATTCTTTAAATATATTGGGTGAAGAATATTGTGGTGATATAAAAGATGAGACTTTACTTAAAGAAGCAGCATCTAGTTATGCAGTTGACGCAAAATCAGAAATGTGGAGACTTCCTGCTAGATATGTAGGGCAGTATGCTGAGCAAGACGCTCTGTTGACTCTAAAATTATGGGATAAATTGAGTAAATTAATGGATATAGAGAATTTACAGAGTATCTATGATCTAGAATCTAGTTTAATTCCTTTGTTAATAGAGATGCGATGGAAAGGTGTACGTGTAGATGAAAACAAAGCACAACAATCGGCAGAAGAATTAAAAATTAAAGAAAACGAATGTATAAAACAAATAAAGTATAAGTATGGTGTAGATGTAGATGTATGGGCATCTGCTAGTGTTGCAAAAGCGTTTGATAAAAATGGCTTAACGTATCCCAGAACTAAAAAGACAAACGCTCCAAGTTTTACAGGTAAATGGCTAGAAAGTCTAGATCACGGACTGCCAAAACTTATAGTTGAGGCAAGAAAATTACAAAAAATTAGAAGTGCGTTTATAGAAAACATGATTTTAAAACATGCACATAATGGCAGAATACATGGACAAATGCATCCATTACGTGGGGATTCTGGTGGCACTGTTAGTGGACGATTTAGTTATAGTACTCCCAACCTGCAACAAGTTCCTGCTCGTGATCCAGTGTTGGGTCCATTAGTTCGTGGATTATTTTTACCTGAGGAAGAACATAAATGGGGAGCTTTTGACTATTCTCAACAAGAACCTAGATTGACTGTACACTATGCCTCGCAACTAGAACTTCCAGGTGCTGATGAAGCAGTACAAGCCTATCGTCATGAAGATGCCGATTTCCATCAAATCGTAGCAGATATGGCAGGTATATCTAGAAAAGATGCCAAAGTTATTAATTTGTCGTTGAGTTATGGTATGGGTAAAGCTAAATTAATCAATGCATTAGGTATTAACGAACTAGAGGCTGACGTGTTGTTTAACACTTATCACTCAAAAGTACCTTTCATCAAAGAGTTGACATTAGCATGTTCTAGAAGAGCAGAAAATGTTGGTTATATCACGACACTACTAGATAGGAAATGTCGTTTTGATTTATACGAACCAAGAAACGAGAAAGACATACCATTGCCGTATGAAAAAGCATACGAAGAATATGGTGGAAACATTCGCCGAGCATTTACCTATAGAGCGTTTAATAGGTTGATACAAGGCAGTGCAGCAGATATGACAAAACAAGCCATGGTGGATTTATGGAACGAGGGTATAGTCCCACACATCCAAGTTCACGACGAGTTGGACATATCTGTTAAAAATAAAGAAGAAAGCAGAAAGATTGTAGAAATAATGGAAACCTGTGTCGATTTAGACGTTCCTTCAAAAGTAGATGCTGAAATAGGTGATACATGGGGAACAGCTACTGTCGATCACAATATATTTTGGAGCAATTAATGCAAGGTATAAATAAAGAGTTGGCTACCGACTTCTTAAAAAGAAATAAAGAAATGTTTGATATGTATAAACAAGGTTTGACTATGGAAAACATTGGCGATAAATACAACATTTCTAAACAAAGAGTGCATCAGATTATACGAAGATGCAAAATAGGTGAGGGTCATTATTATGACGCTTTACAATTAGAGCAAGAGAAAAAAGATCTTCCTAACGAAGAGTATAAAAATTGGCTCGAAACTAAAGGAATCAAGAAAGTAAAAAATAGATTTCTTTGAAAGAGAGTGCATTCTGGGGTCTTGTAAATAAAAACCTGAGCAACATGCATATACAAAGAATTGAAACGGGAGGCACAGGTAGAGGCATCCCAGATTTTAATGCATGTTGCGAAGGAACAGAGTTTTGGGTAGAATTAAAAGTTGTTAACGCTGGTAAAAAAGTGGGACTACGACCAGAACAAGTAGGATGGTTAGTTAAAAGATCTATGTGTGGTGGTAAATGTTTTGTTTTAGTTAGAACACCTACAGCAGAAATATATTTATATAAAGGTGAAAACGCTAGACAAGTTGCCGATGACGGTTTACGTTTGACTCCTGAACTGTGTTTAAAAAAGCCATATGACTGGGAACTATTAATTAAAACTTTTTTAAAATAGTCCTTTACTTTATTGTAGAAATGAGATACACTGATTCTAGATTAGTTAAAGAAAGGAGAAAAACTATGGAAAATAATCTAAATCCGTACGATAAAAACTTATCCACGGTATTCAAAACTTTGCGTAAAGCTGTGAATGGTAATACTAATGCTGAAAAAGCATTACAACTATTATCAGAACACGTAAAACGTAAAACACCAAGAAGTAAAGCAAAAACTTCTAAAACCTACGGCATCGCACCTAATGACATTGTTAATCAGTCAAATGATTATTTAAGTGGCATTAGAACACCACGTTCTGCTAACATAAAAGATATGATCGAGGGGATCGGCGTTAAAAACCGTCCTGTAGATATTCTTAAAAAAGAACTTGGTATTTGCGAGGCAGATCTCAACTACTTTCGTAGATGGGGATATATTAACATAACTAAAAGAGAGGTGGCATAATGGCAGACACATTCAACATCACAATAAAATGTGAAACAGAAGAAGAAAGAGATAATTTACTTGAGTCTTTAGATTTGAGTAAAGTAAAAAATCCACAAGTGTTTTATTCTGAGAATGATGGTAGACATTTTAACGATGCGGAAAGAGAAGTCTAATGGCTAGGAACGACGCACCAAGGAGTATCATGAGCTATATTAAACAAAAATATAGCTTACCACTCTCTACTCCCTTTAGTAAGTTAGAGAAAATATTGTCTAAAGAGGATTATGAAATGTTTATGCACGCCATGAAATATCCTAATGGCATGCCCGACAATCAGACTCCTAATTACGATCATGATACAAAGTCCTTTACTTTTAGAAAAAAGTAGAACATGATTCGACTGTGATTAATTATTTAGGAGAAAATTATGAAACAGTATAAACAGTTAAATCCCTACAGTATTAGAACTCAAGAAAAACTACGTAGGAGAATAGACGAAAATGGTTTTTCTGATCCGAACGAGATTAAAAAATCAGAAGACAGAAAAAAAGCTATGAAGAAAAAAAGAAAACTCGCAAAGAAAATGCGACAGAAAAATAGGAGAGCATAATGAACTGCGAAAAACTAGACTCATATTATGCTTATCAAGATGGTAAACATAATTGGGAGCTTAACGGCAAAAAAGGCAGCATCGACGAATATGTCGACGTTGAAATGAAAAAACGTGGCTACATAAAAGATAGCTATCAAGGGCACGGAGTATGGACATGGATAAAGAATTAACACCTCGCCCATGGGTAGAAAACTCTTACGAGGAAATGCAGGAAAAATTTTATAAAAAAGCTAAACATTTAATTCCTACTTATGATAAAGTCGTAAGTGACGAATATTCTAGTGAACGCATGGGTGGTTGGATTGTTCGCGATACAGCAGACATGATGATCGGTTGGGTAGGTAATTATGGTGACGTAAAAGTTTACGATTACGAACCGACGACCAAAGCAAACGCAAACTCTAGGAACTTTAGAACATGAGTACAGATTGTCCTTGCACGAACATCAGCAATAGTTTTACGATTACCAAAGACGGAGTCCTACAGAGTGTGTTAGAGTGCGAGGATTGTGGTAAACGGGAAGTTGAAGTTTCCAACAATAACCATAAAAAAAGAGGAAAGTATAATTTATTTACTATTAACGACATTGGTGGTGACATAATAAAAGATGATGAAACATATTTTCTGAAAGATAATAAATTATTAAATAATCTTATTGTTAGCAGTACTTTGCTACATCCTTTCAAACAAACAAATGGACACAATCACTCAGGGCAAGAAGAAGTGTATATCTTTGTTCATGGTTTTGGTGAAATGGAAATAGATAATGAAAAATTCTATGTTAAACCAAATGATGTTGTTCTAATACCTGATGGAGCTTTTCATAGAGTAAAGAACACACAATCAAAACCACTATACTTTGTATGTGTGTTCGATGGTAAAAGGAGTCATTGATGAAAGTAGGAATAACATTTGGTGCTTTTGATTTATTTCACGCTGGGCATGTTTTAATGTTGCAAGAAGCAGATACTGTGTGCGATTACATGATAGTCTGCGTACAAAGAGATCCTAGTGTGGACAGACCAGAGAAAAATAAACCTGTACAAAATATTGTAGAACGACAATTACAAGTTAAGGGATGTCGATATGTTGATGAAGTTCTTGTTTACGAAACTGAGCAAGACGTGTTAGATATTTTAGCAGGTATACAATGGGATGTTAGGATTATCGGTGAAGAGTATGAGAATGCTCCGTACACTGGTCGTGATGAGTACAAAGACAATCCTAAAAAAGAAATTTACTATAACAGCCGTCAACATGGATTTTCGTCCAGTGAGCTTAGAAAAAGGAGAGTATATGACAATAGTGGAAATAATTAGTTATTCTATATTAAGTGCAGTTTTAATATACACAATATACACAAACGAAAAAAATTTAAGATAGTTTATGTGGTTCTGGCTGATCGATCTTCTGGAATATCGCCTTTCATCCAATAAGTTAAAGAATATCGTTTTCCTTTCGTAATATTAAGTGCCGTGTGACGATGTGTCACTCGCGAGGGAAATAAAATGGCATGACCAACAGGTAAATTACCAGCACCAAATTTTTGGTTTTCAAAATAAACACCACCATCTTCGAAGTCGTCGTTGAGTTGGACTGACAATGAGATGTCTGCCAAACCGTCATGATGCCATCCAGGATTGCCAATCTGCCCATCCATGCTGTGCTTAACCACAAACGCCGATGATAACCAAACTAAAGGGAATGCCCATTTACTACATGCGATTGGTAGAATGTGTTTCTCGATATTTTGGATGTGTGTTGTATTTATATAAGGTGACATATCTTTTAAATCCATTTCAGGAGCAGGATAAGAATCTCCTGGTCTATGGTCGAACTTTCCGATTGCGTCGCATAAACTTACAAGATCAGCACAATACTTTGGTGTTAAAAACGGAAAGCTAATAATATCTGGTGCTGGTTCTTCAATAAAATCTAAGACCGATGCTTTAACTTCTTCGGTCGGCATAAAGTTTTCTTCGGGAACAAGCACGTAATCTTGTGTGGCTTCTAAAAGCTCGGGAGCTATATTATCGGGACTGTAATTATAGATTCGATGTAAATCTACCATGGTTATATTGTACTCTAAAAAATATTTTAAATAAATTTAAAAAAGTCCTTTACTTTTACAAAAAGAGAGAATAGAATGTCTTTATTGTCGGCTTGGTAGTTAAACGACAAAAAACTTAAAGATAACTACACTCTTACGGAGTTAAGTCCATATGACGCTTTTAGCCTCTTCGTAAGTTATAACTAAAATTTAACATGTTTTATAGGGCAGCTCCGAATTTACAAAAAGGATATATTGCAAAATATCACAAGTAGTAGAGTACGACTGAAAGGGTACGTAAAGTAGACGACTAGTTCCTGAACTTTATGTCTGATGGGTTATTACAAAAGTTTGTGCTGAAAAACCACACTCTTTTGTCAATGGTTAAGGATTTATACACCACCAAAATAATTAAATGTCCTGTGTTGTACCTGTCCTATAAAGCATGTTAGATTACCGATTTATTTAAGTCCTTTACTTTTGTAATAGACTGAGATAGAATGATGGAATATTAATTATATAGGAGAAAAAAAATGAGTGAATTAATAAGTATAAGAGCATATAAGTATGCAGAACTTAATGACAAGGCAAAAGAAAATTTCATACATAAAATGTGGGATACGCCCTTTAATTATGAAGATGAAGATAAAGAAGGCAACACAATTATTAAATATGATTATTTTGCAGATATGAATTTAGAAGAACAAATAGATTTTTGTGAAGCTAACGATTATCTTTTCAATAAGTATGGCGAATTGATTGGACATTTAGAAGAATAAACAGCGAAATTTGTAGAAAAGGAGGAACTATGAAAAAATTTACACATAATATATTTGACGGCGAACTTACTGTCGAAGAAGAAAAGCAAGAAACCAACGAGATTGACGAACTACGTTCAATATGGAAAGATATGCGACTAGCAGATCTTCCGAAAAAAGAACGTGACGCACTTCCTTTATGTTGGTCTTGGTGTAAAAGGGAAGATGTGCAAAAGATTGCTGACGCAAACATAGATTGTTTGTCGTTGTCAGCAAAATTTTATTTAATGCAACAACATTAAGTTTCAGACAGGAGTAGGGTTAATACCAGTGAGCACTGTGAGTGGTGCTCCGCTATTAGTAAAGTTGAACGAGACCTATTTCCTGTCCTCCTAATCTCGTTCAACACACTCGTCGTGGACAGTTTGGAAAAAGAGTTTTCATATACTCCTCGTTTCGAACTGTCCACATTTAATAAAAATAATTTAACTTTTTTTAAAAAACTCCTTTACTTTTTGAGAAACATGAGATAGAATGAATCTTGTATTAATTAAGAAAGGAGAAAAAAATGCAAAAATACAAAATAGTAAGATTCTTTAAAGAAGATGGTAAGAATTCAGTAATAATTAAAACTGGATTGACTTTAGAAGAAGCACAAGAGCACTGCCAAAGACCAGATACCAGAAAAGAAGGAGTATGGTTTGACGGTTTTGCGGAACAAGTTGAAACTACACCTAGATGCCATGGTTGCGGTGTTGCCGTCTTTCCTGAAGACGATAATTGCTGCGATAGATGTTTAGAATTATCTTTTGAGGAGGAGTAATTATGAATTTATCAGAAAAACAACAAAAGTATTTATTAAATAAATATAAATTTGTGGCGTATGGGGAAACTAATTCTGTGCTAATGATAGAAAAAGAATCCGAAAATAATTATGAAGTCATAAGAAAAGATTTAACAGATCACACAAGTTTAATTCCTTTGACTGATGATGAAGTAGGCTTGTTGCTTTCATTATCCCCAGATCCTGAAATAAATCAGACTGGTTATAGTGAAGAAAGAACTGAAATAGCAGAAAGGATGCGAAGATATGGGTGTTAAAATTAATTTAACTTTTTTATAAAAGTCCTTTACTTTTTTAGAAAGCTGAGATAGAATGAGTCTTGTATTTAATTTAAAGGAGCGAAAAATGAATAAAGCAAAACTTATACAAAAAATACAAAAGGCTATAGAGCCTAGAATGGAACCTAAAGGATTTGGCGATAATCCTGAAGAAATGCAGGAAACTAAAAGCGATCGTCTATTCTTAACACAAGACGAAGTTCTTTGTGTTATCGGTATGCGTAAATGCACCAGTGTTGCAATTTCTACCAATCTTGGTGGCTACGACGAAAGTTGTTTTGGCGAAGATGGTGAAGCAGAAAGCGTTTTTAACTCGGCTAATCATATACACGTTAGACTTGGTAAAAAAGTCGCTAAGAAAATGATTAAGGATATTTATAGTCCTAAATTAATTTCTGTCCTTGCTATAGGTAGTGTGTTGTCTGACGACGACGACAGATTTAGTATAGTCCTTTAAACTATACTTCCCCCAGATAATGGCACCTTCGGGTGCCATTTTTTATGTGTGCATTGTGGCGTTTCGACAGAGTCTGACTGAGAGTGGACTCCTGCGAAGTAGTAAAAAATTAATTTAATTATTTTTAATAAACTCCTTTACTTTTATGGAAGAATGACATAGAATGTGTCTTGTATTAATTAAAAAGGAGTAAATATGAATACAACAGAATATAATGGTGGTCTTCCAGGAATTTACGATAAACCTA